GTCCGACCACCGAGTGGCGGGACGTGATCTACCGTGCGTCTTGGTAAGGGAGACCTATCGATGACCAAAAGATATCCCGGCCGCACAAGAGAAACGATGGCTGCTCTCGACCTGTACATGGCGAGGACCGGACACGAACGTGAGAACGTGGAGCAAGGGCTGGAGGACCTGATCACAGACCTCCTGCACCTATCCGCCGAGCTGCAAATGAACACCCTGCATTCCCTGCAACGCGCGACCCTCGTCTTCTGCGACGAGGCCTCGCAGAAGGAGAAGATCCAATGACCGCCATCCTCTGTTTCGTTTTTGATACGGGCTACTGCCTGATGGACGAGAACGGCTATCTGGTTTGCGCCAAATGGTTTGACACTGAACAGGCGGCTGTCGAGTACGCCGAGAAGCAAGGCTGGGACATCAGCTACCATGAAGGGGAGTGCTACTGATGACTGAGATCGAACAACGCTGGACCCGCAAGGCCTACGACCTTCTGGTAGGCCGCACCATCAAGCGGGCGGAATACCTATCGAAGAGCAATTGCGAGGAGCTGGGCTGGGATGACTCTGGCCTCGTCCTAATCCTCGACAACGGCAGTCAGATCCTCGTCCAATGCGACGACGAGGGCAATGGTCCGGGGGCCTTGGTCGTCCAGACTAAAACCGATTTCGATATCCTGCCGACCATCTATTCGGGGCATGTGTCATGACCTTGGAACCCACGAACGAATACCGCGCTGACTTAGCGCAGCAAGCTTTGATCCTGTTCACGACTCTGGCTAATCCCGGCGACAGCGAATTGTGCGAGGACGATGCCGTCGATCTGATCGTGAACCTCTGCCACTACATGCGCCGCGAGGGCATGGATCCGTACAACAAAGTGCAATTGGCCCTGATGCATTTCGATGCCGAGGACAGGGAGAACGCAGCATGAGGACAGAACCCCGCCTTACCTATCCGATCACCAAGACCGTCCGCGATTGGCTGGGCCTCACCCCGTTCGAGGCCTCGCATGTTGTCGATATTCTGTTGGAGCTGACCGAGGACCGTGGTCTGGACACGGATGACCTATCGACCGCGGACATCCGCAAGCTGGCCGATGAGGCCTTCAAGATCTACCAGAGCGACGAGGCCTATCAGGGCTTCGCCTACAAGTTGGAAGGCTAACGATGAAAGTCCTGATCGCCTGCGAGTTCTCTGGCACAGTTCGCAACGCCTTCCGCAAGCGGGGCCATGACGCATGGTCCTGTGACCTGTTGCCTACGATAGGACCGCCTGACTACCACATCCAGCGAGACGTGTTCGAGGCCATCGGCATGGCGAGATGGGATCTGATGATCGCCCACCCGCCTTGCACCTATCTTGCTGCGTCTGGTCTGCATTGGAACAAGCGGAATCCTAATCGCGCGAAGCTGACGGAGGAGGCCTTGGAATTCGTGCTGGCCTTGTCCATCGCACCCATCGACCGCATCGCCATCGAGAATCCCATCGGCTGCTTGTCCACGAGATGGCGCAAGCCCGAGCAGATCATCCAGCCTTACCTGTTTGGCGAGGATGCCAGCAAAGCCACATGCCTGTGGCTGAAGAACCTACCGAAGCTTTGCCCGACTGAGTACATCGAGCCTCGCCTCGTCAACGGCAAGAAACGATGGGCAAATCAAACCGACTCGGGGCAGAATAAATTGAGTGAGTCACCGACACGCTGGGCAGAGCGCAGCAAAACCTATCAAGGCATCGCCGAAGCAATGGCTGAACAATGGGGAACCCTATGACCGACCTAGATCCACGTCTTCAATTCCTGATCGACAACGAACACCGCAAGCTTGGCTGGATGGACGAAGGTCCTGAGAAAGAGAAGGCCAAGCACATGGCCAAGGTCTTCGTCATGTCCCTGCCATGGGACGAGGCCATCGATTGGTACAACGAGATCAAATGGTCCATGGACCATGGGCGGGTGCGCGTGATCCAATACCAAAAGAAAGATCCAGACACGGGCGAATATATCGCGACCCGCTACGTCATGGAACAGAACGTCAATGGTGTGTGGGAGGTTCTTCCCGTCACCATCATCAATGAGAGCTGACCATGGACCGCGATAAGAAGGCCTTCTTCGAAGCCGTCCAGCGCATGGAGAAGGAATCCAAAGAGCGTAGGAAGAACGACATCGAGGCACACAAGAGGCACCTGCTTGCCAGCATGTCGGGCGGATTCGGGCGCAACCAAAAGGCTAGGCCGAAGACGATCACGCTGCCGAAGCTTTCGATCTTGGAGGACAAGTGATGGACGCAGAAGTTCAAGTTGAACGGCTAGAGTTCGCCCTAAAAGAGATTGTGGATACGGTCGAACGATATCACCGGGAGAACCTTAAGATGGCCCAGCTAGGGCTGAGCAAGGCCTCGACAATCAAATACCGAGCGGTGGCCACACGGTTCGGAAACCTTGTTAACGAGATCCGGAAAATCAGAGACGCGCTTGAGGAGAAAGAGTGATGACTGACATTGTTGAACGGCTGCTACTAAAGAAAACACTAGAAACGGTTGAAGATGTGCATGTTCTATTTGCTGATGCCGCCGACGAAATAGAGCGACTGCGTAAAGAGAACCAAGAGCTAAAGCTACAATACCTATCTGATCAAGGTCAGTGGATTGAGGAGACTGGGCGGTTGCGTGAGGCGCTGCGGGAGAAAAAGTCATGAGCTGCTTATCCATCATCGCCGCAGGCATGATCTGCGGATCACCTATCGCTGTCGATGGCGACACGCTCAGGTTCGGGCGACAATACGTCAGGCTCTGGGGCGTGGACGCTGAAGAGATGGACGAACCTAACGGTCCTCGCGCCAGGGCAATCTTGCGCGACATCGTTGATGGCCGGCACATCAAATGTACTGTCGTGACCATCGACAATTACGGCAGATCCGTGGGCCGCTGCACTGTCGGATCTATCGATGTGAACAGGGAAGTGATCGCGCGTGGTGGTGCTCTCGATTGCAAACGCTATTCGGGCGGGGCTTTCCGATCTGCCGAACCGTCAACATCCAGGACCAAATTGAGCCAGAAACCCTACTGTTGAGGTTGACATTCTGCTCGAACGCCTATTGTCTTACTGAAGTACCTATCGATCATAGAGAGGATCACACAATGCCTTATTCTGCTGTCGCGCAACGCGCGTTTGAAACAATACTCCAGAAGTTAAGCGACACCATTGAAGAGAAGGCTGTCGCATCAGGAAGTGTCGGACCGATGGTCGATGCTTACAAGCACGGTTATCTCATGTCGTTCTGGTCCATGGAGCTTGCTGCTCTCGACGAGAACGCACAGCTCGAAATCTACAATGCTATCAGCTCGCGCATCATTCTCGTCCGCAAAGAGTTGCGGAATAAAGAGATCGAGGCGACTGCACGGGAGGTAAAAATAGCATGATGAACAAAGCACAATTTGCTTTCGACATTTTGTTTGCGTTCATCATGATCGCATTCATCCACTTCCTCATCCTCTTATTCACACCCGGACCGCTCGTTCCAGAGATTAGAAATATCTTGGACTGGTTCACAAACTAAGGAGAAAGCCTGTGCGTAACCTCGATGCAATCATCAATCAGCTCTCGGCCGAACAGCAACGCTGCTCACATCTTTTGTTAGCAGACGTCGAGAATATCAAGAAGGCTTGTGCGTTGTTCTTTGACAAGCAACAGCGTGAAGCAGACTCGTTCATGGCCATGCTGTCGTCCGCCTTCGACGACATCGCTGTGAAAGTTCAGAACGGTTATCCGAAAGAGCAGAAGACCGCCGATGAAACGGATCCGCTGCCGGCCATTGTCACTGGTCGGAAGCTCACGGACGAAGAGCGCACAGAAATCCTGAAGGCTGTTGGAGATGCTGCGTGATCGACGATCCAATAAAACTGCGTGAGGCTTTGTATGCAGCCGAGCCGTTCCTAACCTTCCTTCACAAGGAGGCAACGGTGGCGCGTAACAACAGCCGTCTTGAAGACGCGTTGAACAAGGTCCGTGGAGCGTTGGGCATGGACCCCGTCAAGCAGGGACCAATCTCTGTTGAGGTGGGGGGTGGCAAGGATGAGATCCATCTCGTGGCCTACACCGAGAATGAGGATGGATCCTGCAACGTCTCGTTTGATCTGACGGGGGATGCGCCCAAGCTTCTGATGAGGGTCGGCCTGCTCAAACTCCTGACCGATGCAGCGAAGGAATACGCAGGAGAACTCGATGAAGATGGTAAGCAGTAACGAAGGCCCAATGTATCGGATCGTTACGGTCTTTTGTGATGACCGATACAAGTGGCTTTACATACCCTTCCCTGACTTGGAAGATGTCGGCATGACGCCGTTTAATTTCTCGGCGTTTAGTCGCATTGATGAGAAGGGGATATACCTTGAAGAAGAGATGGACGCCCAGATCTTTGCAGAGGCTTATGAAAGAAAGACAGGTTTCAAACTGGTCTTCAACGAGGTTTACGAAGAACCTTCTCCGATACGTCAAAAACAAAGCAACCGCATCTCCGCTCTCAAAGAGACGTGGGAAAAAAGAGAAACCGCTAAGCGATTCAGAGTTATATGTAGACCACGAGATACCGTGGATGTTCCTGAAGAAAGGGGACCGAGATGATTGTACCTGAATACTACAAACTAATGTCCGCCATCGACGGAGCCTTGGAGGCTCTAGATAATTACTCGGATGTGCTCGACGGGGATGACGGATTGCCGTACCCAAACCATGCCATGATCGCTCTCATGGAATTGAGAGCCGCGGTTGAAGAGTATCGCCGACTTCACGAAAGCCCCGAGGATGGGAGAACACTATGACCAAGTGGAACTACCGTGTCATGCGACACTCTGACGCGTTCGGGCGTGAGCATTTCATCATCCATGAAACCTATTACGACGACAATGGGAACGTCACAGGGTGGACGGAGGAGCCTTCTGAAGTCCTCTCCGAAACCAAGGACGGGATCCGGGATGAGCTGGAGCGGATGCTCCGGGCCTTGGACTATCCTGTCATTGAGGTTTCGCACGGGACAGTCCAAGATGGGGGTTGTGGCAATGACTAAGCAGGACCCCACCCCCATGTCCGATGATGATGACTTCGACTATCTGGATGAGCCGGCCAAGTGCAAAGAGGCCCAGTTGGCAGACGCCTTGGTTGACTTATCAAGGGCCGTGGACCTCTCTCGGAATGAGGAAGCTCGTGCCGTTCTGATCAAGGCTATGATCGATCTAGGGCTCAAGCTGAGCACCCCACGCGGCGAGCTGAAGGCCATCAAAAAATAAGGTGATCCATGTTTAGTAGACCGTGGACGGAGGAAGAAAGAGCCGTCCTGATAGAGCTTGCCAATGGCGGGGCGACCGCGTCTGAGGCAGCTAGGGAACTCAACCGAAGCAAAAACTCTGTCTTAGGTTTCGCCAACCGCCAGTTTGGGGGGTTCACTGTGGTAAAGCCTGTCAAGCTGCGGCCGTTACATGTAGCGCCGAAGAAAGAGAAGAAGCCTCGAAAGGACGGGCTGTCCCCTACAGGACGCTCGACCAAGACACTGCCTGTTGAGATCGTCGATGCCTTGATCCCCAAGCCGGAGCCGCTGCCGGAAGTGGATCCAACACCGATGATGGAGATCGGCAGGTTCCAGTGCCGTTATATCGTTTCGGATATTGCGAAGGATCCCAACCCGATGATGTGTGGCGCCCCTGTTCTGGGGACGAAGAGCTGGTGCCTGACGCATTACCGTATGGTGTTCAACCCCATGCCACCCAAGAGGGCCTGACCCATGGAAGACCAAATGCGTGAGAAGCTGGAGGACTGGGCGGACCAGTTCTCCACCGAGGAGGAGTTCGTTGATGTTCTCCCGGCAACTGTCCAGGGCGTGATCGAAATCTTGCTGGAGACGGCAGAAAGCAAAGGCTTCTTGACGGTTAACGTCTTCCGCCAACTCGTGATGTACTTCCAATACTCATCCTGCCACTTCGCGACCGACGTTCTCAGCCTGAACAAGGAAGAGTACATCCGGATGTGCGAGATAAGCTTCGATGCCTTTGTCAATTTAACCGCAACGCATGAGACAAGTGATAGGAGGGATCACTGATGACCCGCACTGATGCAGAAGTTGAGGATCTAATCCATGATCTTCGCGACCGTATCCAGTTCTATGAGCCATTGCTGCGCCGCAAGATGAACCGCCTCAACGAGGAGGCCTTGATCCGTAGGGCGTACACCGTGCTGACCAACATCGAGATGACGTCTCGTGAATATGAAGCCGAGATCCAAGACTTTGAACGTCGGTGCGAGCGGTTGGAAGACGAAGTAGAAAACCTTCGCTGGCAGTTAGAGGAGAAAAGAACCTATGCCTGAGATCGATGACCTACTAAAGGACCGTGGTTCAAGGTACGGGGACTTTGGAGTGCAGTCCAAGACGGCACAAGCCATCCGCGAAGCTTTCCAGACGGGAGATAATTGGGACGACCTCCCCCCTTATATGCGCGAAGGTCTCGACTTAATAGCGACAAAGCTTTCCCGCATGCTGTGCGGGGATTACATGTACCTAGACAACGTGGTGGACATCATTGGTTACATGACTCTGGTCAAGACAGAGATGGAGAAAGAGCATGCGCGTAATGAAAAATTTAATGAATATGTTAAAGCCCAGAGCGAAGCACCGCTTGGCATGCCGGCCATCAAAACTGAAGACCCAAACTGGTTTGGTTCGGGTAGCAACAACAGTCATGATGAAGAACTTGGTAATCCTATCAGATGGCGCGGTCCTTACAGTAATCCATAACCCCGTTGACAATTAGGCCGCTGATTGTAAACGTCTCAGAGAAAGTGAGACCACGACATGTCTTGGATTACAGAACTACAAAACAAGCTTGACCTTAGCCCGGCTCTTGCCGGCCATCTCAGCCGTCTCCTCATGGAGAACTATGTAAACCTTCCTCGCATGGAAGCTTACCGGCTGCGCCGTGCCCTGCGTAAGAACAACACGGTCGTCATGTGCAAGTACGGCGAAGGGTACTACCTTCTCCCAGAGGATAAGGAAGTGTATCGCAAGTGGTTCAAGGTTCCTTGAACGCTTCTTCGATAGAGAGCTTGGCCTCTCCCCATGAGGGGCCGATCTCTGCGTCCACAACGGACGGCACCTGAAGTTCGACGCACTTCTCCATGATCTCCATCACCTGACGCGCCTCGGCAGCACTGCCAACAGACACGGCTAGTTCGTCGTGGATCTGGACCATGGGCGTTAGGCCGGCCGCATGCAGATCAACCATTGCTTTCTTCGTTTGGTCGGCGGCAGAACCTTGAATGAGCTTGTTGAGGGCCTTGTACGTAAAGGCTCGCTTGAGAGGATGCCCGTATTCACGCAGCGCATCATCAAAAGGCAAAGACTTGTGGACTCCAAAAGATTTCGGCTCCCATTTATCAAAGCGTCCCTTCCTTCCCAGCAATGTACGGATGTGGCCGACAGTATCTGCCCGCTCGGTGACGTACTGACTAAGCTCACGGACGAAGGGCACGGCATCGTGGTACTGCTTGAACAGTTCCTTGCCAGACGCAAGATCCAACCCGAGCTGCTCGCTCAGTTTGTTAACGCCCATGCCGTAGAAGAGCCCGAGGTTAATCGTCTTCGCCTGCTTGCGCGATACACCGACGATATCGGCTGCAAGCTGGTGGAAGTCTGAGCGTGGATCCTCGCGGTACTTCTCGACGAACACGTCAGCGCCACGCATGGGATAGCGCCCACCCTTCTCCAACGTGTGAGCATGGACCAAGGACGCATAGTGAACGACGATGCGCGGCTCCTGCGAGGAGTAATCGAAGCTGCCCCACTGCTCGCCTTCCTCTGGCAGGAAGAGTCCGCGAATCAGGGGCGAGATAAAATCGTCGCGAGCTGGAAGCTGCTGAAGGTTTGGGTTCGAGTAGCTGAACCGCCCCGTCACTGTGCCACCGTCATCGCTGCGCAACGGATGGATGTCAGCGTGGATCCTTCCATTGTGCGTGAACTTCGTGATCGAATCGATGAACGTGGTCCGTGCTTTGTTGAGCTCACGCGCCCGGACAATCATCTTGGGAAGATCGTGCTGGTGATTGGACAGGAAGTTCTTTGTGAAGGACGGTTGTCCGGTGGCCGTGCGCGGATACTCAAGACCCGCAGCATCGAACGCCCTGGCGACAGAAGCGGCCGCCCAGATGTTAACATCCAGACCGTAGTCCTTGATCACGGCAGAGAGGATCTTCTCTTCCTCGCCCATGAGGAACGCCTTGACCTGCTCGGCCTTTTCCAGATCGACACGCACGCCTTTGGTCCGCATGTTCAGGATGACAGGA